CCCCGGCGGGTGCCGGGGGCCGCGGGTGGTTAGGCGGTGGGGACGGCGATGCTGCCGTTGGCGACCAGGCGGCCGGCGTGGGCGAGGTTCTCGGCCACGGTGCGGTTGGGGTGGCTGGCGGCGACGGTGCGGTAGGCGTCCACGGCGTCGGCGACGACCAGGCCGTTGGCGGCGGTGCCGGGGGTGCCGGTGAGCACGTCCACGGCGGCGCTGATGCAGCTGTAGGCGGTGCGGGCGCCGGTGGCGCGGGCGGCCACAGCGGCGGTGGCGAGGGTGTTGGCGATGAGGTGGACGCGGGTGGGGTTGTCGCTGGTCATCGTGCTCCTTTGGGGGTTGGGGGCGGGGTTCCAGTACCGCCCCCCTGTGAAGATCAGCTTACACAAAACCGGGGAAACATGCAAGTCATGCTTGCACGTTTCCCCGGTAGCGTGAGGGTCAGGCGTTGACCGGCTCGCCCTGCGGCTCCTCAGCCGCGGGCTCGACCGGCTCGGCCAGCTGCACCCGATCCCGCGGGACCAGCATCGACGAGCCCGGCTCACTGGTCGGGAAGACCACGCACATCGTGTCCTTGCCGTGCCAGCCCTTGAACAACCCCGGCTTGCCCTCGGCGATCACCGGCACCCCGAACGTGAAGCCCGCCGGGGCGTCCTTCGGCTCCCAGCCCAGCAGCGGGTCCACACCCGGCACCTGCTCGAGGGCCTCGGCCTCGGTCAGGCCCCACGCCGGCAACGACTCCTCGTAGACCGCGCAGGCGTAGCTGGGCAGCTTGTCCAGGCCCTTCTCCTTGCGGTGCCGCGCGTGCGCGATCGGCAGACCCGACTTGCCCTTGACCGCCTTCGGGGTCATCTCCCCGCAGGAGCACACGTACAGGATCGGCAGGCCCGGCCCGTAGTGGCGGTTCATCGCGATCACCGGCATGTGCGCCTTGGCCGGCGGGAGGTCCTTGCCGGTGTACGGGGTCGCCACACCCATCTTGATCAGCTTCTGCCGGTCCTTCTCGGCCTGCTCGGCGGCCCGCTCCTCGTCCGTCTTCCCCGGCTTCGGCTGCCGCGGCTGCCGTGGCTGGTTCTGCTGGCTCGCCGGGAGCAGGCCCGGGATCAGCACCGGGGCGGCGCACTGGTCGCCCTGGGGCTGGGGCTGGGCCTTGCAGGTCTGGCCCCAGTTGGTCAGCAGGGCCGCGCGGACCGCGTCGTCCCAGGTGATCAGCCAGTACGCCACGCGCTGGGTCGTCATCCGGTTGCGCTCCGGGTCGTACCACTGGCCGCTCTTGATGTCGCGGAGGAAGGCGTGCAGCTCGTCCTCGGTGCCGGTGAAGGTCGTCGGGGAGCCGTCGCGCTTCTCGCTGGTGTCGACGAGGTTGTGGCGGACCGTGCGGCCCTCCAGCAGGTAGGTGGTCATCGTGCCCTCTCGGGGTGGGTGGGAGCCGGGGTTCCAGTACCGGCCAACGTGACCACTCTATACCGGTCCAGAGAAACATGCAACTCAGGATCGCACCTTTCCCTGAAAACATAGCGTGATGCCGCGCGTGTTTCCCCGGACAGCAGCGCTGACCAGGGACGCGGCACCACTGCACCAGGCACCAGCGGCGCCCGGTGGAGGAGAAACCATGCCAGCATCGCGCGCACAACAGACCGTCACCGCCAAACGGCGCGAGCAAGCGACCCAGATGCGCCTCGCCGGCGTCGAGCTGGCCGTCATCCAGCGCAAGCTCGGCTACAGCTCCGTCGCCGCGGTGTCGAAAGACCTCAGGCGCGCCTGGGAGAACGCCCGCAAAGAGGCCAACACCAGCGCCACCGACCTGCACACCCAGTCCGTCATGCGCCTCGAGCGGCTCCTCGCCGGCCACTGGGCCGCCGCCATCGGCGGGTCCACCAAGTCCGCCGACCTGTGCCTGAAGATCCTCGAGCGCCTGGACCGGCGGCAAGGCGTCGGGGAGAAAGCCATGGGCACCGAGACCGCCCGGTCCGTGCTCGGCGACCTCGCGGCCGCGCTCAAGGTCGCCTCCAACCTGCTGCCCGAGGGCGACCTCCGCGACGACCAGGAACCCTCCTACAACGCCGAGGTGGCCGCGCTCGCCGCCGACAGCGACGACGCCGACGGCGACATGCCCCCGGCCACCGCCGGGTTCCTCGGCGCCCCCGCGGCCGGCGCCGATGGGCATTGACCCGGCACGTCTGGTCAAGGTCCTCAGCCCCAAGCAGATCCGCTCGATCGTCAACTCCACCGAGCGCATCAACATCTGGTCGGGCGCGATCCGGAGCGGGAAGACGGTCGCGTCGCTCATCCGCTGGCTGATCTTCCTGGCCTCGGACGAGTGCCCCCGGCACGGGCGTCTGCTGATGATCGGCCAGACCAACCAGACCATCCACCGCAACGTCTTCAGCGTGCTCCAGGACCCGGCCATCTTCGGGGAGCTCACCAACGAGATCAAGTACACCCCCGGGGCGCCCACGGCCACGATCCTGGGCAAGACCATCGACATCATCGGCGCCAACGACGCCCGCTCCGAGCGCAAGCTGCGTGGTCTCACCTGTGCCGCGGCCTACGTCGATGAGGCCACGTTGGTGCCCGAGGAGTTCTGGACCCAGCTGATGGGCCGCGCCTCCGTCAAGGGCGCCAAGATCTTTGCGACCACGAACCCGGACAACCCGGCGCACTGGATCCGCAAGAACTTCATCAACCGCCGTCACGAGCCCAAGATGCGGCTCGCGTACTGGCACTTCACGTTGGACGACAACCCGGGCCTGCCACAGGAGACCAAGGACGCCTACAAGGCCGAGTTCGTGGGCCTGTGGTACCGCCGCTTCATCCTGGGTCACTGGGTCGCAGCCGAGGGCGCGGTCTACGACATGTGGGACGAGACCGTCCACGTGGTCAACGACCACCAGGTCCCGCCCATCACCCGCTGGATCGCGGCCGGGATCGACTACGGCACGGTCAACCCGTTCGCCGGCGAGCTGATCGGGCTCGGCGCCGACGGGCGGCTGTACGTGGCCAGCGAGTACTACTACTCGTCCAAGCTGGCGCGGAAGTCGAAGACGGACGCGGAGTACAGCGCGGACGTGCGGAAGTGGCTGGACACGTGCCCGATCCCCGGCACCGACCAGCGCGGCGCGCTGCCCGCCTACACCTGCGTGGACCCGTCCGCGTCGTCGTTCATCGTCCAGCTGCACCGCGATGGCCTCACCCCGACGCCGGCGCGGAACAGTGTCGTCGACGGCATCAGGACCGTGGCCACGCTGCTCGGGCAGGACAAGCTGCGGGTGCACGAGAGCGCCCGCGGCTTGATCGAGGAATTCCCTGGCTATAGCTGGGATGACGAGGCCGCGCTCAAGGGGCTGGACGAGCCGATCAAGGCCGATGACCACGCCCTAGACGCCCTCCGGTACGGGCTCTACACCACGGAGACGGTGTGGCGCCCGCACATCAACGATCTGGTGCTGGCGTAGCCCCTCGAGGGAGTGGAACGGCTCGGGACCTGGCGCTATGGCGTGGGTGCCACCCCGAGAGACGGCAGCGGTACGCCCCATGCGTGGCCGTCACCTCGAGGGAACGGAACCGGCCGGGCAAGCGACGGCGCCGGCCTCCCCCAGGGCGCCGGCGCCGTGGCGTTGCCGCCTTCGCGATCAGCACCGCGCCGGACGGCGGAACGCGGGCCGGACCGGGGCGGGCGCGGCTGGACCCCGCGAGGGGCAGCGACCCCAGCGCCACATCCCCGGATCGCTACGGAACGTAGCAAACCCGTTGCGATCTTGCACCCCTCTCATCGACAGGAGCCGCTGATGGCTGTTGGTCTGCCCGAGGGCGGGCGTATCGAATGGCCGCCACCGGAGCTCAAACCGCAGCTGGACCTGATGACCGTCTATAGCGCCTGGTACAAGGGCGACCCGGACGAACTCGGGAACGTCTACGGTGGCGGCCGGTACGGTGGCGCACCCTACAGCGAGCGCCGGTTCGACATGCCCCGCACACACCCCAGCCAATACCGGGGCGGGCTGCTGGGCACGATCGCCCGCGCCTGGTGGGGCAAACCGGTCCCGCCCGGCGACCACCCGAACAAGCTGCACGTGCCAGCGGCCGAGGACATCGCGGTCGTCAGCTCGGAGCTGCTGTTCGCGGAACCACCCAGGGTGCGGTTCCAGAACGCCCAGACCCAGAAACGGTGGGACGAGGCCGCGGCCCGGACCCTGCTGCACGCCAAGCTGCTGCAGGGCGCCGAGGTCCAGTCCCCGCTGGGCGGCGTCTACATGGTCATCACCTGGGACAAGGACCTGATCGGGTACCCGTTCATCCGCCCCGTGCAGGCCGACGTGGCCGTGCCCGAGTTCCGGTTCGGGTGGCTGACCGCGGTGACGTTCTGGCAGTGCATCCACGAGGACAAGGGCGAGCGCTGGCGGCACCTCGAGCGCCACGAGCCAGGCCGGATCCTGCACGGCCTCTACAAGGGCACGGAGAAGGAGCTGGGCTACCCGATCCCGCTGCAGTCGCACCCGGAGACCGAGCGGCTCCTGCCCCAGGTCAACACCATCCCCGGCCGGCTGACCGCCGCCTACGTCCCGAACGCGCTCCCGAACCGGCTGGACCCCAAATCCAACCTCGGCCGGTCCGATTACACGCCCGGGATCATCACGCTGATGGACGCGCTCGACGAGACGTACACGTCCGTCATGCGGGACCTGGAGCAGGGCAAATCGCGGCTGGTGGTGCCCGAGTCGTACCTGCAGTCGAACGGGCCCGGGTACGGCACCCGGTTCGAGTCGGAGCGGTCGATCTTCACCCCGATCTCCGCGATCGACTCCCCGGAGCGGGCGGCGACCATCGCCCAGGTCCAGTTCATGATCCGCGCCCAGGAGCACCTGCTGATCGCGCAGGACCTGATGGCACAGATCGTGCGCCACGCGGGCTACAGCGCCCAGAGCGTGCTCGGCGACGACAGCACGGTGGAGACCACCGCGACCGAGGCGAACATCAAGGACCGCCGCTCCAACCAGACGATGGACAAGAAGTCCCTGTACTGGGGCGATGCCCTCGAAACCTTGATCGAGACCTACCTGCTGCTCGACAAGATCGTGTTCGGGTCCGACGCCACTCCGGAGCGGCCGAAGACCGAGTTCGGCGAGCAGGTCCAGGAACAGCCGCTCGTGCTGGCCCAGACCGCGCAGGCCCTCTTCGCCGCCGAATCCGCCTCCATCGAGACCCGGGTGCGGATCGCGCACCCCGCCTGGGAGGACGAGCAGGTCAAGGAGGAGGTCAACAAGATCAAGGAGGAGATGGGGACCCCGATGGAGGTCGAGAAGATGAACATTCCTCCAGTCGTCCCCGGTGCTCCGAAGCCTGGCCAGGGCCAGGGCAAGCCCGCCGGCCTGCCCGGCACGAACCCCACGGGCGCGCCCAAGCGGCCCGCCGGCGCGAAGGGACAGGCTGGTGGCTCGTAACAACGATCACTGGCGGTTCCAGCGCCGCGACGCCAAAGGCCGGTGGACGAAATCGGCCACGGTCAAGCTCACGAACGCGGAGCAGGAGCGGGCGCGACAGGTGGTGGCGAACCACCAGTCGCGACCGTTCTTCAACCCGGAGGCAGCCCGGGGGTTCCTGGCCGGGATGGACGCGGCCCGGGGGAACCCGGCCGTCGACCGCTACCGGGCCGGGAAGTGGGCGGACATCAACCGGGCGCTGCGGGAAGGCCGCACACCACGGGATGTCGCGGAGATCGACGCCGCCATGGCCCCGCTGCCGGAGGACATCATCGTGTCCCGGCGTATCCCCCGCGAGGTGTTCGGCCGGGACGATCTGAACGTTGAGGCCCTGGTGGGGCGCAAGCTGCGCGACGCCGCCTACACCTCGGCCCAGTTCGGTGACACCCGGTGGGCGGGCCCGGGAGAGGTCAAGGTCGACATCGTGGTCCCCAAGGGAACCCCGGCGCTCGTGGACCCGGCCACCGGTGAAGTGACCCTGCCCCGCAACACTGAGATCGCGATCGGGGCCGCCCACGAGAGCAACGGGGGCGGCTGGTCACTGCGGGGTGTGCTCATCTCCACCGGGGACCTGAAACCCCGGCAGCAACGCGCTCGGGGCACCGCGCGGGTGCAGCCGGCGGCCACCCCGGCGGGCCGGGCGCCCGCGGAGACGGACACCACGCCGGCGCGGCCGGCGCCGCCCCCGGCAGCCCCGGCGGCGGGCCGTGCACCGGTGCGCCCGCCCGCGGTAGAGACCCCGGAGGGGCGGGCGCCCGCGGAGGCCCCGACACCACGGCCGCAGGCCCCGGCGGCAGCCCCGCGCCCGCTGGACCCGGACGTGTCGAAGCTGACCGCGGCCGAGGCCCAGGCGTGGCGGACCCAGATGCTGCGGGAGGAGACAGGCACCGGGTACTTCACGGACCAGCCCCCGCACGTGCTGGCGCGGGTGCGGGCCCGCGCGGAGGCCGCGAACGACCGGATGGCGGTCGAGCAGGTCGACTACATGCTGGCGAACCCGCCGGACGACGACGGGCCGATCGGCACGATCGCGGACAACGACCTGGACGCGCTCACCGGACGGATGGCGCAGCAGCGGGCGGCCGAGACCCAGCGGATGGAGCAGGATCTCCAGCGGCAGCAACGCCAGGCCGAGGATCTGGCGAACATGCGGGAGCAGCTGCGCCAGGCCCGGAACCGGATCACCGACCCGACCCCGCACACCGACCGGGTGATGAACGCGCTCGAGCAACAGGCCGAGCGTGGGCTGGTGTCCCCCGAGGACCTCGAGGGCCAGCTGCGCGGGATGGGCTTGGGCCCGGTCACGCCGGCGCCGGACGAGGTCACGCTGATGGGCGAGCTGCGCCAGCTCGACTCGATGAACACCCCCGGTGAGATCGCGGAGTTCGAGGCCGACATCAAGGCGTTCTTCAAGGACAACGAGTTCACCGACTCGAAGACCGGCCTGTCGGCCGAGATCGCCGAGGTGTACGTGGTCAAGGAGGACAGCGACGGCAACCCGGTCGACCCGGCGCTCAAGGTGGCGTTCGAGATCCGGGACCACCAGGGCGGCCACGTGGGCACCGCGACCCGTGTGTGGCGGCCGGCGAACGGCCTGTCCCCGGCCACGGTCGAGCACGAGTTCTTCAAGATCGAGGCCGAGCACCGTGGGGGTGGTTTCGCCAAGCGGTGGAACGCCTACATGGAGGACCTGTACCGCTCGCAGGGCGTGGAGCGGATCACGTTGCACGCGAACATCGACGTGGGCGGGTACGCGTGGGCCAAGCAGGGCTACGGGTGGGACCTGGAACAGGGGGAGAGGTCGTACACGCTCGTGATGGCCCGGATGCAGCGGTTGCTGGATGGTCAGCTGCCGGTCCGGCTCGGGTCGAAGAAGCCGGATGCGGACCGGCGGATGCTGGCCCGGTTGCGGTCGCGGCTGGAGTCCACGGACCCGGCTGTGGCTGGGATGTTCGATGAGGCCCAGCGGGCGCAGATGCGGTCGGAGATCGCCAGGCTGGAGCGGGGTCTGCGGTTGTCGGTGGCCGGTGAGCAGTACACGCCGGCGCAGCTGCAGCAGATCCGGGATCTGATGCAGGCGATGAAGGGCGACCCGGAGGATCCGACGTTCCCGACGCCGCTTGAGGTAGCGATGCTCGGGTGGACTGAGGGTGCGGAGATGTGGCCGGGTAAGCACATCATGGCGGGCTCGAACTGGTACGGCGCCAAACAGCTCTAGCGACAGAAACGGGGAAACATGCGATACGAGGTTGCATGTTTCCCCGGAAAGAGTACCCTGTGTGCAGGGGAACGCTGACCGATGCGCCCGGACAGCGCTCCCCTGCACCACGGACCAGCTTGGAGACTGAACGCCATGGACACCCGCGAACTGCTCGCCGAGGCCGAGCGGATCACCTACGACCACGCCGACCGATACGCCGACCAGATCACAGCCAACCGCACCGACGAGGAACCCACCCAGCCGGGCGGCGACTCCGACGTGCACGAGCACGCCTACCTGGTCACCGCACCACCCGACG